GGGATTGCACACCCCTGATGCGTACCAGCGTGCATCAACTGATTATCCGCTTTGTTAACCTCTGGCAAAGTGCGTACCCGCAAGGAGCGATTGCATGGCATACGACGACGATTTTGAAGAGCAAGAACAGCAGAACCAGCCGCTTGATCCGAATATTCGGAAGCAGTTGCGTGAAGCTGAGAAGGCTCGCAAGGAACTAGACGCTCTCCGTCAGGAACTTGAAAATCAAAAGCGTGAAGTCCTACTAGCCAAGGCAGGTATTCCAGATTCACCTCTCGGAAATCTTTTCCGGGACGCCTATCGTGGCGAAGCAGACCTTGAGGCAATCCGCCAGAAGGCCCGCGAGTACGGAATCTTGGATGCACCAGCCCAGCAGGTAGACCAGTCGTTTGACCACGAACTTGAAGCTCAGCGTCGGGCGCAAGGTGCAACTATTGGGTCAGTTGGTGCAACACCCGACCCCCAGCAGGAATACTTTGCTGCACTAGCCGGAGCCTCTAGCGTCGAGGAAGTCATGCGGATCGCGTCCGGTGATGTAGGCCGTAAGGTCGGCGTCACCACCACGGGGATGTACTAAGCCTTTCACTTCCTGAAAGGAAACCCCAATCATGGCCAATGAATTTGGCAACGTATCGGGTACTGACGCTTATACGGGTCAGTCCACCCTTGACTTCTCAAAGGCCGCTTACGACCGACTGGCGTACTTCGCCCTCCGTCCTGAGCTGTACTTTGACGCCGCCGCCGATGTCCAGCCGACTGCTCAGTCGATGCCTGGCGCCTCTGTTGCGTTCACCATCGTTAACGACTTGGCGATTGCCTCGACTGCTCTCTCGGAGCAGAGCGACGTCGCCACCGTTGCGCTGTCTGACTCGCAGGTCACGCTGACCCTGGCTGAATACGGTAACGCCGTACTCACGACTGCCAAGTTGCGCGGTACCTCGTTCGTGGACATTGACCCTGTTGTCGCCAACGTCGTTGGTTACAACGCTGGTGTGTCCATTGACACGATTGCTCGTGCGGCTCTCGACAGCGGTACCAACGTTATGTACGCTTCGGGTTCGGGTGCCACTTCGCTCGGCTCCGTGACCTCGCGTGCCAACTTGGTGCAGGCCACCAACACCATCTCGTCGCTGGACATCCGTGCCGCTCGTGCGCGTCTCCGCGCTCAGAACGTTCCGACGTTCGGCGGTATGTACGTCGGTTACGTCCACCCGGACATTGTTGCTGACATCCAGAGCGAAACCGTTTCGGGTTCGAACATCCAGGGATGGCGTGCGCCTCACGTGTACGCTCAGCCGGGTGAAATCTGGACTGGTGAGTTGGGTGCCTTCGAAGGCGTCCGTTGGATTGAGACGCCTCGTGCGCCCATCTACGAAGGCGCTGGTTCGGCTACTGGTCTGTCGGCTGGTACCTACAACGTCACCGCTGGTTCGTTGGTCGGTACCTTCACGGGTCAGGCTCCCACGATTGGCTCGACGCTGACCGCTGGTACGGCTACCTTGAACGGTACGAACACCATCACCGCCGTCGCTGGCAACACCTTCACGTTCAGCTCGACTGGTACGGGTGTTACCGCTTCCGGTACGGTCACGGTCACGGCTGTTGGCGCCAACGTCTACGGCACGATGATCCTCGGACGTCAGGCTCTTGCCAAGGCGTACTCGATGATTGACGGCAACGGTGCTTACCCGCACGTCGTTCCCGGTCCCATCACCGACCGCCTGCGCCGCTACGTCCCGCTGGGTTGGTACTGGCTGGGTGCTTACGGCATCTTCCGTCAGGCATCCATCATGCGCCTTGAGTCCGTCTCGACCTTGGGTGCTGACATCCAGAGCGCGTCCTACGACCCGCTGGTCAACCTTGGTGAGTCCGGCTCGACCGACGCCAACCTGGCTTAGTCAGTCTGGTAAGGGGCGAGTATGCCGTGGCCGCGTAGTTGTGCTGCATGTCACTCACGTGACGTACAGGCAGGGATTGACGAAATCCATTGCCTTAAGTGTGGCCGACTCACGGACAAGCACGGCGTACTCGTCCCCACCCAGGACCAATACACCTCGGAGGAACTATGACTGTACCTACTGGCCTCGGCCTCACTCGCGGCGTAGACGCCGCCGACCCAATCCCCGGACGTTCGTTTGACCGCGTTGCCGCCGCTAAGGCGAACGACGCTAAGGCCGTCAAGGGAGAAACCTCAGACCCGTGCTACTGCGGTAAGTGCGACATGACCGACGCAAGGTGGAAGTAATGGAATCACGCGCTGCATTTAAGCCCATCTCGGAGTTTGACCTCCGTAGTCGTGCCGCTAACACGATTGACACCGGCATCATCCCGCCGAACATCACTTCCACGACCGGCAAGGGTGCGCCCAACCGTGGCATGGAAGCAAACACCGGACGCGACGGCTTTCAGGCTCCGCTGGTTACCGGCATCACCACCATTGACTACGCCCCCGCCACTATCCAGCCGGACGTTATCCCGTTCCGCGTACGAGAGGACATCTAATGCCTAGCCGTCTTGACCCTGTATACAGCGTTGACGCTCAGGATCGTCCCGGTTTCGTGATGGACTTCCGCCCGACCACTCTGCTTGAGCAGAGCCAGATGGGTATTGACCGCGTGAACAAGCCAGTCGGTACTGCCACCGTCCCTCGCGGCGAAGTGCAGACCACGGGTGGTCGTGGCACCACGGACACCGAAGCTGCAATCCGTCTTGGAGCGCAAGGTCGAAAGTAGTACGGAGTGGCAACTTTCACTCCGCCCGTAGCATACGATAACCCACCCATCCTGCCCTTCGCAGGTGGGCTGGGGAATCGTCTGTTTAGGTACTTCCCCAATCGCAAGCGGTACATCGCCGTGTTCGCTCTTAGCGACGGCACGTTTGTTCAGGACACGCCCAACGGCTTTGACTTGAACGGCAACATCGTCGGCGTCACGAACACGAACGTACCGTATCCGTACAACCCCTACAACCCCTCTGCGCCGTACTCAACGTCGTACTTCATTGACTACACGCAGACGCCACCTCGGCCGACCAGCACCAGCGTATCTCAGAACCCTTACATCATTAAGGTGTACTTAGGGCCAACGGTTATCTCCAAGACGATTCCGATTCCAAACGGACCGAACATCGAGGAATACACCGCCCTGGTTAATGCTGGCTACGGAGGATGTATTCAATGACGACACTACGACACAACACAGGCGTATGCCCCGAAGGGTGCTTCGGTTGCAAGGTGGCTTCGGTTGCCTTTGCGCCCTCGGCTATGCCTACTCGATCCGAGGCAAGCACGGTTGAACGTGAGACTCGCATCATGCACAAAGACGTGGCCGCCTACCGGCGTCTACGCAAGAACGGATTACAGCCTAAGTCGGTGAAGGGCGCAGCTCGACTTGAGGCACGCGCCGACTCCAAGTGGGAAGTGGAAACCAACACATCCCTGCGTGGCGACGTCAAACTTGGCAAGCGCCTGGACGAAACCCAAGCAGCAATCAACAAAGGTGAATCGGTACTCTAATGACCACAGGCGTTCTGTCAGGCGTAGTCTTTGGACCTTCGGGTGCGCTTAACGGCGCACAGGTCATGGCCTACAGCACGTCGCTGTTCACCTCTGAACCTGCCGCTGGCACCGCTGCACCTACCACCGGCACGATTGGCACGAACGTCTTTGGTCCTGTTACCACCGGCACGAACTTCGGCGGCCCCGGACAATGGGAGATGTCGGGCGTTGCCATTGACTCCTATTACATTGCCGTCACGTATCCCATCGGTGCTACCGGCGCCCAGACTTATTGGACGCTGGACGAATCTCTAAGCGCTGGGGCGACAAATGCCACCACAACCACCCCCGGCGTCATCCAACTTGCGGGCGACCTCGCTGGTGCTGGTACTTCCGCCACATCCCCGCAACTTACCGCCGTCGGCACGGCTGGAACCTACGGTTCTTCGCTTTCTATTCCAGTTGTCACCACGGACACTAAGGGTCGGGTCACTTCAGTAACCACCACCACGGTTAACGACATCAACAAGTTGCCTTTGGCTGGTGGCACGATGTCGGGCGCTATCGCTATGGGTGGGCAAAAGATAACGGGTCTGGCAAACGGCACGGCCTCCACCGATGCTGCCGCCTTCGGGCAGATTCCCACCGCCCTGCCTCCATCAGGCTCGGCAGGCGGAGACCTCACCGGAACCTACCCCAACCCAACCCTTGCAACAACCGGCACGGCTGGAACCTACGGTTCTTCGCTTTCTATTCCAGTTGTCACCACGGACACTAAGGGTCGGGTCACTTCAGTAACCACCACCACGGTTAACGACATCAACAAGTTGCCTTTGGCTGGTGGCACGATGTCGGGCGCTATCGCTATGGGTGGCAACGCCATTACGGGCGGCGGCGAAATCGTAGGCACAGACCACAAAGCCACGGGACTCACGGGTGCAACGGCTGGCGCTCGCTTCGTCGGCGCAACCACTAACGGCGCACCGACCTCCGGCACGTTCGTCACGGGCGACTTCATCGTTGACCAGTACGGCAAGATGTGGGTCTGCACGGGCGGTGGTACGCCTG